TCCTATAGTAATTATACTATATTGGGAATTTAAGGTCAATTAGTGCAGAGTGCCGCTATCTATGTCCATTAACTGCTCAGGATCTGAATATCCAAATAGTGCAAGTATTTTCTGAATATTGTCTGGAGTCTTAAAGGGAAGATTGTCAGGGAAGAACGCCGATTTTAGTTCGCCGTCTGGTCCAAATATAAATCCATAATCGTCTTCGCTAATATCGTCTTCGCAAAAACCATCTTCGATTGCTAATTCTTCTGATAACTTAGTCATGTTAGCTCCAGTCTATTAATATACTTAGCGACTTGTTTTTTTAATTGTAACATAACATTACGATCTTGTCTAAAGTATTTTTGATATGTTCTGTACACTTTGGTCTTGGTCATTGCTCTATCGTACACCACCATTTCGCTTGCAACATTAAAAGCATGTGCAAGTATTTCATCTTCGCATCCTAGGTAGTCCTGCATACTATCCCCGTATCGTAGAGTTGATGCGCTACGATATCCTCGACCATGTCGATACCCACGCTTTCGGCAATAGTATTGATGTAAGTATTCGTGAGTAACCACATCGGCTAAATGAAAACTAATCGAGTCCCAGTTGTAGTTTTTAAAAGTTACGTGTTGGCATTTGGTACCAAAAGTCAACGTGATGTAAACACAGGGTTCATTATGACTATCTTCGTAAGGACGGTACTCGCCGCCGATCCAAAAGTCTTTTTTGGTTAATTGAGAACTACGTATGCAAGTGAATCGTAATTGGCTATCACGAAATTGCATACGTATTAAACGAGTAAATTGCTCTGGCGTAAAAATCCTGCCACTGTGTCTAGTGGCTAAAGATTTAATACGCTCTAGAGCTTCGAAGAACATTTTAGTTAGATGACACGGTCCGCATAAAATACATGGCCGCCAATCCTAGACACCGGTTGTTTAGACTTTGCCCATGCAGGCCGTACTGCGGTAGCATGGAAGTATAGTGCATCACTATACTTGTTTTGCCAAGTAACATACTCGCCTTTGAGTAAACGTTCAGCAACTTCTTGACTAGCTTCCCATCGGTCGTCTGTTTCCTTGGGTTTGTGTACAAACATACAGCGCCAGCTAAACTGACACACGTCGGCATTTTGTGTAACAAATGTTTTGACTTTTTGTTTTTCTGGTGTACCAAAGTAACCAGTTTTCACCATGCGCTCTTCCGAGACTTCAATGGTACGAACTCTGACTGTACGTTGATCTACTACTGAGCAAATTGTTTTACCAAAGCGGCCATCGCGGACGCGATTAATGGTAACCATGGCTACTGCCACTTTGCCTTCTTCTGGTTCCATACCAGCTTCGTAATAGATATTCTTTGCAAGGCAATCGACATCCTTGCTTGATATGTTGATGTCTACAATGGGACTCATTATAGCACCTACTAAATTGTCCAAGCGATCTTGTGCTTGTATTTTGACGGTGTTAAAAAAACTTTGTTGCTGTACTGCTACTTCTTCTGCATGACCGGGTGCCATTACGGTCAGGGCTAATATTGCTACGATTGTTTGAATAATCGTTCTCATAAAGTCCTCCTTAGGTTAATATGCCTTCCATACAGCAGAAGGCATTAGATATTTAAGTACATATCTATTGAGTTATAATACTATATAAGTGATTGCAAGTCAAGGTAAGTAACGCTTCTGGACAAAAAACTGCCATTATAACCCTACTTATTCTGTGATAAGTACGTAGTTAACGGTATATTTTGAAGTTGAGCTTGAGCCAATGCACGAGCAGGATTTGGATCGTTGTCTAACGTAATTCCCCTCGCGGCAAATAAACTGTTGTTGATTGACTCAGCAGTGGCCGATTTGATAGTGTCGCCGTAGACATCACTGGTGACTAAATTACCAAAAAATTGATAAGTTTGAAACTGGGTAGCGTCAGAAGATAGTGCACCAATTCGTTGTGCAAAGTTTTCTAACATCTGTGCTGTGCCAGACCCAAAGGTTACTCCAGCATCAGTTAAGTTTGTAATTTCGTTGGTGATTTTATTTAATATTTTGTAGTAAGCTGTCTGCCCCGAAGTCAGTGCAGTTGATGACAATGCAGTCAATGTTGAATTAATTGCTGTCACGGCATTTTGTACTGGAGTAATATTAGCGTTTCCGATATAGCCAGTAACTGCTGCATTAAGTGTAGTTACGTTGGCCAATAATGTTCCTTCGGCTGCAACGTAATTGGTATTTAATGTTGTAAATAAACTGGTGTAAGGTACGCCAGTTGCGGCTCCCAGGTAGTCGCACATTACAGGATTACCAAACGGTCCTGTTCCTGTTCCTGTTATTGAATTTAATGTAGAAATTGTATTACTTGATAGTACTGTGGCATTTGCATTTGCAGTAGTGTAACTTAATGTTGGTACAACAATAGACAACAAGAAGTTGGCTAAGTCGGTCCATGAGTTAAAGTTACCCTGACCGATCCTGGCCTGCAGGTATTCACCGAGAGTGTAAAAATCAACAATGCCCAAGGCACCAAGTTGTGTATACTGAGATGAAGTTACAACCTTATTAAGGTTTAGATAATCTGCAAGATTCGTAATTGACACATTGGCAATAGTTGATTTAGTTGCTGTAGTAATGGCTTGTAAATTTGCGCCTGTAACATTTCCGTATATTGATAGTACAACACCTGTACTATTTCCAAGTACTAAATTAGTTGTTGTTACGTTGGTAACAGACGGCAATGTTATTGGGCCAAATGTTGTTCCACGTGTTGTTGTTGTAATTTGTGGTGCGGTTGTTGTAGAGCTCTGCGGTACTTGTAATAGATTATTTGTGTTTAATCCAGCGGCCGCTAACTGCACCGATAAGTTTCCGTAGTTGCCTAACTGCTGATTCAATATGTTTTGTCCAAACACATAAGGGTTACCAATTGAGTTGATATTTTTAATATCATACATGGTTCCCCAGGTTGAAATAACATTAGCAATCAATGGTGCATTTGCATCAATTCCATTACTAATAAGATCAACAGGTCCGGTGTATCCTATGCCACTTTGTGCATAGGTCTTACTTTGTAGTAAGTTTACGCTGGATACTGTATCAAATGTTAATGCTGCATAACTGTAGGCTGTTTGAAACGTGTTGGCAAAACTGGCCATGCCATAAGCAAACGGTGCTTGTGCTTGTGCTCGTACTGTGCCAGAGAAACTAGAAGTATTAACATTGGCATTGCTGTATTGCACAACGTTGGTACTACATACAGGAGTAATATTGGCAGGGTACAAATCAATTAACCATTGTCCGTGAGTAACACCGAGACCTAGTTTAGATAAAGCATTGACCAAGTTTCCAGATATACTTGCATTGGCATTTGCCGCTGTGGCAAATACGTTGGCAATTAACACAATCGGAGCCTGTGCTTTAAATGTAGATATTTGTGACAACAGATTTGCTGAAGTAGCAATTCCTTGTCCGTTAACGATACTGCTTGCAGCAGTTAATTGAATTGCAGAAGCCATTAGTTAATAGTCACAGTCGGACTACCACTAGCTACCACATGTCCGCATTGAAACGGATCGCCTACTCTTGCGGCAGGTTTACCATCAATGAATACTGTAGCACTTCCTGATATAATTGGGTTAGGCACATGTGGCTGGTGCACCTGTTGAGGACGATACGGTGCATGATCTCTATCCATACTACCAACAGTTGCAGCAGGTTGCCCATCAATGAAAACCGTGGTTGAGCACAGGCTTGTAATTGCACCGTCGCTATTATCTGGGTCACCTAATCTTGCAGCTGCTGGCATTATTTAATTATTCCCTTAGACACTGGTTCTATACCTGTTGTAGTACGGATATAGTGATTCTCGATATCCTTAATAACAGTATTATGCATAATAACATGCGATTTATTCAGTGTTACATTATTATTTATATCCGCAGAAATCATGCTTTGCATCAGGCCAATACCTTGATTACTTGGCATAAGTGTACATGGTTTACTAACAACGTAACCGTCTGCTTTTTCTTCTACGAGTTTAGCAACAATTTCTTCGCCTGTTGTAATCTTGAAACACACAATATCTCCTGCTGAGTATCCTTTTTGAATTAACATAATTTATCCTTGTAAATGTTTTCTTAGTTCTGTAAATCCGCCTACATACACATCATCCAAGAAGATCTGTGGTAATGTACGTGCAGTTGGTACTGCTTCTAATAACTGTTCTTTAGTCCACTCGTGCATTACGTTACGTTCTTCGTAGTCAATGCCCGTAGACTCTAATAATGCTTTTGCCTGAACACAAAAAGGACAGGCATCCTTGCTCCATACTATTGCTTTCATATCTCTTTCCTTCTTATAAACTCGGTAACTCGTCATAATTAATAGCGTCTGACATCACCCCTATCACATAAGAAGTACTCTCTGATTCTTGTAATGCTGTTTGTTTCTTACTTGTATCTGTATGCTTATTAAACCAAGGAATAGGTGTTGTCTTAGGTGCTGATGCCTGATACTTAATACCGATGTCTTTCAATGCACCAACTGCGGTGAAATCAACAAAATCTTTAAGGATATTAGCATTTAAACCAATCACAGGACCTTTGTTAAACAAGTAGTTAGCCCAGTCTTTCTCTTCACGGATAACCTCCATGTATAACTGATACACTTCTGCTTCACACTCAGTTTTGATATTAGCAAAACGGCTGTCTTCTTTAATTACCTGATTGATTAAGTAAGCAGTCCAACCTTTGTGTAACAATTCATCTTGTAAAATCAAACTAATGATATTGCCGTTGCCCATAAAGATTCGATTCTCTACCATTGCTAAACTTGTAGCGAATGATACCATAAAGCGGAATGCTTCCAATGCATAGCTCGCGTGTAGTGCCATCCAAATTGCTTTAATGTATTCTTTCTCTACGATATCTTCGCCGAGTTGTTTACGGCAGTTAACGACATGTAGTGCTTCGTAGTAGTTGCCCACACTACTCGCCATGTCGATAATTTCTTGAGTATCATGGATTGTGTTAAACACATCCTTGGGCACATTATAAATGTTACGAATAATATGACTATAGCTCTTGCTATGAATATTTGTTTCAAAGAATGTCCAGTTATAGATCAATGCTTCTAATTCAGGCAATGATACCACCGGCATAAAGATTTGACTTGGGCCGCGGCCTTGCAAACTGTCTAAGGCTGTTTGACGTAGCAGGTTACTTGTAAAGATATGTTTGACTGCATCACTAGCATCTTTAAAATCGTTGCTGTCTTTAGTTAAACTAATCTCTTCTGGTTGCCAAAAGAACCCACGTGCAGTAGCTTCAAAGTCTGCAATCTTTTTATATTTGACTTCTTCAAAACGTTGAATAGTAACTGGGCCTGCTGGGTCCAGAAACATCTTACGTGTTAAGTAGTCCGTCTTGGTTTTTAAATTATATTGCTCTTTTGACATTATTTTTTCTCTTTACATTTATCGTAGTGCCATAGGCTAGCATTAGAACTGGTCCGCTTCTGTTGAATGCTCTAATGCTGTTGTACTTGTTGCGCCAACTGCTGTGGCAATAGCATCAAAGTATGGAACACCTGCTTCACGCTGATGTTTAACTGTTGTAAAGCCACGCTCTTGTGCGGCAAACTCACGTTGTTGCATTTCTGAATAACCACGCATACCTGTTTTCTGATATGCTTCGGCCATTTCAAATGTAGCAAGGTTGTTACAATGGAATCCAGCAAGTGTAATGAACTGATAAGCATAGCCCATCTTACCAATGTCTGCTTGGAATGTTTCACATTGTTCTTCTGTCAAATACTTGCGCCAGTTGAAACTCGGTGAACAGTTGTATGCTAGTTGTTGTTCTGGGAATACAGCGTGAATAGCATCAGCAAATTTTTGTGCCTGCGCTAGATCGGGAGTACTTGTCTCAAACCACAGTAAATCAGCATACTCGGCATAAGCAAGGCC